TTTTAACGATTACCACGTTCTTAACCTGTTCGTGTCCTGGGATACCGATAAACTCCCCTGCAGTGTATTCAGTCAACGGACGACGTTGATGCCATCTCATGATTTGAACACCTAAGAAATCGCCATATTGGTAAACCGAAGGTTGGCCCATAAGCACTTCATTGTTGAATGCGGAGTGTACGCGGCCTAATGCACCAGCTGGCACAAATACTGCATTATCTTGTTCCCAAGAGTTTACAACTGTCTTTTTACCATCCTTAGCCACTGGTGTAACAGCATCGACAATCTCGAAATAAGGCAAACGTAATGCGCGCAATGCACGGTTAACATTTTCTTCAGTTGAAAGGAAACCGATATCACTAACATTGGTAATATTCAATGTTGCTTTGATAGTGTCCTTTACCTCCTCGTTTTTCAAGATGTTTTCAAACAATGCCTCAGATACCAAGATCTTTTCGAACGACTTTCCTTTTTGGCGGAACTCACGAACGATCGCACGGATTTGAGTTACAATTTTAGTTGCTACCTCACTCCATTTGCCAACTGCTTTTTTGATATTGCCGGAAGGCATACCCAAATTCAAAGTCCAAGCAACACCGTTAGGGTTGTTATCATTGTTGATGATGATAGAACCAGTTGAAACGGCCTGTAAAGCCATACCATTGATACGACGTAATACAGATGTACCAACAGTGGTAACATCGTCATAGATCGAATCTAAAATTGCATTGAACGCAATCTGATCATTTTGAATGGTCAGTGCGCGCAACTGAATAAGCTCGCGATATTGTTTCGCTGTCATCTCACGGGCAATAGCGATTGTCGGCATCTCACCTTGTAACTTGCTTATCGCATCACGGCCCATCAAAGGAATTTCGGAGCCGTCGTTTATCACCGCTGCCATTTCCTCAATAGTTTCTTCACCGTAAATTGTGGTGAAGTCTAAAGACACCTGTTTAGGTGCAAAAGGGAAATATTGCGTAAACCATAAAGGTGATTTTTGCGCTGCAACAGCACGATCAATAACCGCCTTAAGAGGTACTTGCAATTCCCCTAAAAATCCATCTAATTTTTCTTCTGCCATTTTTCCCTCCTAATTAATATGATTGTGAACGAATGATGCGAGGCATTTTAGCTCCTAATACAGGGCCAATACCGTTTGTACGACGTTCGTAAACTGTACCGCTATGACGTAATGTTACAGTAACATCACCATCATGCACCTCGAATTCATGCTCGTTTAAGGCAATGTATTCGGTAGTAGTATCTTCTACCACGATGTCACCAACCTTTTGAGCTGTTCCGATAGTTGCATCAACCGTAACCAAATCGAAGTTTGCATCAGTTGTGTCGATTGAGGCGATTGTTTTACCTCCGAACTTACCACCAACCGCGAATAAGCTGCCTTTCGCCACTTTGTATGCTGTAGCCGTTCCAGTAGCAGCCTCAACCACTCGAGCGGTTTTAACCAA